CTTGTCATTCTAGATTCTCCTATATACTTCCCGCTGGTAACTTCTTTCACGTAGTCATGAATATCCTTAATCATCTCGTTCTGAGATCTCAGGAGATCCAGTATCTCATCAATCTTATCATCCATTTTTCTCGAATATACCTGATAATAACCAGACAATCACTATCAGGAAGAAAAACAACCCAAGCGCCTCATCCGGGTAATCATGTATAGCCTCTAAAATTTCCCTCATAACTTAACATCCATTTTGTGTATTATCTTATAAAATATATCCCTAGTCAGCTCAATATCATAAGTAGCGTCATGGAGTTTATTCTCATCAATCTCAATACCCATGGTCTTAGCCACGGTCATCAACTTAAAGTTCTCCATATCGTTTCTTACACCCATTAGAA